CACGACGTGCCGAGGAATACGGTTCTTGACCGTAGACCTCCCACGCCTTGCTAAGTGCCTTGATATGGCGCTTAGTGGGGGTACGTACTACCTTGAGGGTCTACCGGGGCAAGCCCCGGTATCCGCAAGGGTACAAATCCCGAAACTTTTTCGGGGACTGTACTTACGTATATTTCAAGAGAACGGCGTTTTGAAGAACGATCCGGATAGTGAATCGATATTCTTTCTTCGGCAGTTGTTACTGCTTGGGAAAAAGTATTTGGTTTCTAGTCCAGAACACCTCAACGCGAAAGCGATTGAAGAGTTCAAAGCTATTGACCGGGAGATCATGTTATCACATGAGTCTGATTCACCCTCAACACAGGAGAATTCCTATGTCGAAGACGTACGTAAAGTACGCAGGATTGCTAGGATCATCTTTGATGATCTTGGCCACACTTTGGGTCGCTATGACCCATCCGAGTGGCCCTTCAAACACGGTCCCGGCGTTACATCGAACATTGGTAGATTCGAAGACAAATATGTCTTCGGAACCTGGTCCAATCAACTCGATGCTATCTACTCCTTCAGTGACTACGCGTTCCATAACTGGAGCGCTTGGGCCTCTGAAACAGCAAGACACGAAGATTCCCTGGAAGTTTTACCCTCCAGGCTCTATTGTGTCCCGAAGTCAGCTGTTGCAGCCAGAACAATCTGCGCTGAACCAGCTGCCAACATGTGGTGCCAACAAAACTTGTTGGCGTTCGTCTACACGCGTTCGCGAAAAACATGGCTGTCGAGGTTTGTGTCGTTTAACGACCAAACTCCGAACCAGACCTACGCTTTTCTCGGGTCGCGAGACGATACGTATTCGACAGTCGACTTATCATCGGCTTCCGACCGTATCACAGTTGGACATGTCAGACAACTCTTCCGTACCAACGGACGAGTTCTAGCTGCATGTCTTGCTAGTAGATCTCCATCCACGCAACTTCCAGACGGGGAGATAATCCCACTAAGGAAGTATGCTAGTATGGGGAACGCTACGATATTCCCTATCCAAACCCTCTTTTTCCTCGGCATTGGTCTTGCGACTTTATGCTTAGGGAAGCCTCTTAATCGGAGGCCTTGGAGAGATATGGAAGGGCGTATCCGGGTTTTCGGTGATGACATTGTCATCAGCCGAGAATGTGGGAAATTGCTATGCAATGTTCTCGAGTCCTATGGACTCAAGGTAAATCAGCAAAAGACCTTTATCGATGGCCCCTTTAAGGAGTCATGCGGTAAAGATTACTTTGCTGGTCTGGATGTTACTCCAGTATACCTAAAAGAACCGTTGCATAAGCAACGCCCGACGTCTGTGGCGGCCTACACTGATTTGCAC